GGTTGATGTTTGAAATAGGATTGGTTGGCTTTTCTATAATATTAGAATTTTATGATGCCAGACACATAGATCATTATTAATGTTATATAAATATTCCTAACAAAGGAGTATTTTATGACAACAGTGCCGTGGATCTATAAGAAAAAAGTTTTATCAGAAATTCCAGAAGGATACTATGGTTTTGTATACATTATTACTAATAACACTAATAATCGTTTGTATATTGGGCGTAAGTTTTTTTATAGTTCTAAAACAAGGCAAATAAAAGGCAAGAAAAAAAGATATAAAGTAGAATCAGACTGGAAAGATTATTATGGATCAAATAAATCTTTACAAGAAGATGTTCAAAAATTAGGTTATGGAGCATTCCACAGAGAGATTTTACACTTATGTAAAACAAAAGGAACTTGCAATTATTATGAAGCCCATGAAATATTTAATCGCCACGCTATAATAAAAGAAAATTTCTATAATGAATGGATACATGTTAAGGTGAGTAAGAATCATGTCAAAGAATGAACAAGTTTGGCTGATCGAATGTTGTATAACTACAAAGTTGGGTGTGTGGGAATGCACTGCTGATGGTCGTAGCTGGATTTGTCATGTATGTTCTTCACAAAAAGCCGCTGAGCAATATGTTGAAGAACATAAAAATGATCAATGTTTTGCTGATGATCCGGAACCAACCGGGTTGAAATGGAATAAAAATCACTATAATATTACAGGACCATATAATGTTAAAGAATGAACAAAAATATTATTATATTAGAATTGATGATATATTAGATCAAATTGATATTATTAATAGAGACGATTCTGGTTATTGGGGTTCACTTAATAAACAGGGAGCCAAAGATTATTTTGATACTTCAGGATTGATAGAAATTGAATACAATCAGTTTGTTACAGAAACACATAATTTTTATTCTTATAAAATGAGTTCGATATCTGATAAAGGATGGATTCGTTTACAAAATTGGTGTAGAGAGAATAAATATCTATTAAATAACTTTTTATAAAGAAACAATTTTGGATAATAATAAAAAGAAGTCTAATAAAATTGTAATACATGAGGATAATAATATTCCAGTGCTTCGTGGTGAATGCCCAAAGTGCCATTGTGGAGATAAATCATTAATCATAATAAATTTTGTTAAAAATCCAACAAATGAAAGACTTAATATGATTAAAATGAAATGCGTATGTTGTTTGAAAGAATATTATAAGTATGCTACAGAAATATCAAAAAACGAAATTAAAAAACCTTAAAGAAAAAGCATATCAAGAAATTAACTCCTGTTGTGCTACATTTTGTTATAAAAAAGATATAATTTCATACATTAAAGCTTTAGAAAATGAAGTAGAAAGATTACATTATGAACAAGAACGTTAGATATAGCTTTTCAATATTAGTAGATGCTCTTAATCTCAAAGGTGAGTATGAAGCAATATTAGAAGATAGTAAAATTTCAGTCCCAAAAAACAAAAAACACTTAAATACAACTACTGCAGAGTGGTGTGTGAACAATATACATGTTCTTAATAGAAAAACAAAAGCTTTAAATAAAATAGTTGATATATGCAACAAGTATTTAGTTTTAGCAGAAAACAATAATAATATAGTTTTTGTCGTAGAGTAATATTTGTATTGACATTTAGATTATAATTATATATAATAGAAAATAATAATGGCGTTTGGACTGATGAAAATTGTAGTTTTTACTAAACCTGGTTGTTCATTTTGTGTAAAAGCAAAAGATCTTCTTGATAGTGAGGGACTTATATACTCTGAGATTGTGGTAGGAGAAGATGGAAATATAAGTAAAGATAGTTTTCTTTCTTTGTTTCCAGAAACAAAAACTCTTCCACTTATTAAAATTAATGATGATGTAGTTGGCGGATATAAAAATTTAGTCGATTGGATTAATAAATTTACTAAGTGATGGAATGAATTATGAAGTACATAAGCAGAATTATAGAAAATATTCAAGCCTTAGAATTAAGATTACAGATATCAGAATCTGATTTATATATGGCACATTCAAATAATATAGATGTGATTGATGAAATGTTTAATGGTCCAGAAAATTGTAATTTAATTTGTAATGAACTGGAAAATATATCAAAATCACAATCAGGAGATTTTTTCCTGGCATTAAATAAAAATAGAACATATATTTAATAACATGAAAATAAGTATAGATATTCATAATTATAGTACACGCAAATATTCTGATCTGTTAAGATTAATTGAAGAAAAAGAAATGCCTTATTTAGATTTTGATGATGCTGTTTTTGGAGAAGTTGGATTTATGATGCTTAGTCAGATTTATAATATAAAAAACAAATATAATGATTAGACACAATAAAATTGTTTCAAGTTCTATTGAGTTAGAACTTAATATCTATATTAGAATATGTAATTATAGAATAGATAATAATAGAGATGATTTAATGGGTGATGTGTTTGGTATAGCTGGCGCAGAATCATTGTATAGTTTATCACTATTAAATCAAGATAAAACAAGAATAATATATGAGTATATAAAAGGATTGTGATGCATATTATAGATGGAAAAATTATCAGTTCAGATATGACTAAAACTGCTATGGGCGGAACTGAATTGATGGTTAATGAATTAATAAAAAGAATTGAACCAGAGTTATTAAATAAGTTTGAAATAGTTGCTTCAAGAATTACACAGCCGCTGGATCAAAGTAAAAAAAGAATTTATTATGTTCATGATTTGCCAGATGATCCTGCTTCAGAACATTTAAATAATGGTGGATATAATCAATTTGAAAAAATTGTATTTGTTAGCAATTGGCAAATGCAAGGGTATATTACAAAATATTCTATTCCCTGGTATAAATGTGCTGTTATTCAAAATGCTATTGTACCAATTGAAGTTCATGAAAAACCGACAGATAAAATTAGATTGATTTATCATACAACTCCGCATAGAGGGCTTGATCTTTTGTATAATGCTTTTGATGCATTAACAAAAGATTATGATAATTTAGAGCTTGATGTTTTTTCTAGCTTTGAAATATATGGTTGGAAAGAAAGAGATGAGCCATATAAAGAGTTGTTTGATGCTTGCAATAATCATCCATTTATTAATTATCATGGTTCTGTAAGTAATTCTGAGATTCGTGATGCCCTTAAACAAGCTAACATATATGGTTATCCCTGTGTGTGGCCAGAGACATCTTGCTTGTCACTTATAGAAGCAATGAGCGCAGAACTTATATGCGTTCATCCAAATTATGCTGCTCTTTCAGAAACAGCAGCAAATTGGACTTTTATGTATCAGTGGCAGCAGAATAAGAGAGATCATTTACAAGTTTTTTATGGTATGCTTAGATCTGCCGTAGAATCATCTATAAATGGTAGTTCTAAAAATAGAGTTTATAACCAAAAACAATATATTGATATGTTTTATAATTGGGATTTGAGAGCGACACAATGGAAGATGCTTTTGAGTTCCCTAGCATAAAGGCTAAGTGATGATACTATTAGATCTAAATCAGGTAATGATTTCTAATTTGATGATGTCGGTAAAAAATAATAGTGAAATTGAAGAAGATTTAGTCCGTCATATGATTTTAAATACTATAAGATCTCTTAGAAAGAAATTCTTTCAAGAATATGGTGAATTGGTTATTGCATGTGATGATACTAATTATTGGCGTAAGCAAATTTTTCCATATTATAAAGCCAGCAGAAAAAAAGATAGAGGCGAATCTCCTATGGATTGGAATAATATATTCCAGATATTAAATAAAATTAGAGACGAATTAAAAGAATATTTTCCATATAGAGTAATTCAAATTGAAACTGCTGAAGCAGATGATGTTATTGGAACTTTAGTTCAAGATGAAAATGATAAAGTTATAAATAACAGTAAGATACTTATCTTATCAGGAGACAAAGATTTTATTCAATTGCAACAATATGATAATATCAAACAGTATGATCCAGTTAGAAAGAAATTTATTTCTCATAAAAATCCATCACTCTATATTAAAGAGCATATTCTTCGTGGAGATGTTGGCGATGGAGTTCCAAATTTTTTATCTCATGACTCTACCTTTGTTGATGGGTCAAGACAAAAATCTATTTATGCGACTAAAATGGATGTTTGGCTTAAACAAGAGCCAGCTGAGTTTTGCGACAGCGAAACATTGAGAAATTATAATAGAAATAAAATGTTAATCGATTTGAATAATATTCCAGAAGATATAAAAAATAAAGTAAGAGAATCTTATAATAGTCAAGATAACAAAAAGAGAAATAAACTTTTCAATTATTTTGTTGAAAAAAAGTTAAAACATTTGATGGCAAACATAAACGAATTTTAAGGTGATTATATATGAATAAAGGTATTTCTGAAATTTTAGAAGAAGCATCTAAACAAAGTAAAGTTAATGATAAAGTTGCAGTGTTACAAAAGAATGCTACACCAACTTTGAAAATGTTATTAAAAATGGCATTTGATAAAAATCTTAAATGGTTAATTCCACCAGGAGAGCCACCATTTAATAAAAATGATGCTCCAGGAGCTCAAGGAGCTTTATATGGAGCTACAAAAAAGTTTTATTTATTTGTAGAGCATAATGGAAAGAAAGCAGAAGTTAATCAAATTAAAAGAGAAGCTATTTTTATTCAAATTTTAGAAACTCTTGATCCAAGAGATGCTGTTCTTTTATGTTCTATAAAAGATAAAAAAATACCATATAATGGAATTACTAAGAACTTAGTTCTTAAAGCTTTTCCAGATATTTCACTATAATAGGAGACGAGACTGTGGGTAAAACATTTCATCACAAAAAAGGTTGGGATGACTATGATTATGATGATAAAAGTATAAAAAGAAAAAAGAAAAAGGCTTATTCTAAAAGACAGAATAATCTTAAAACACAAACTCTTGATGACTTAGCAGATAAGCTAACTTACTGGGATATTATTCAAGACTCTGACTAGGATATTAAATTGAATGCCGACATATACGTTTCTTAATAAGAAAACAAAAAAAGAGTTTAGTTTGTTTATGTCAATGTCTGAAAAAGATGTTTATCTAAATGATAATCCTGATACTATACAAACTTTACTTGCTGCAACTCCAGTGTGTGATCCAACTAATGTGGGAGTTAGAAGCAAGCCAGATGATGGTTTTCGTGATGTATTGAAAAAAATTAAAGGAAGTCACTACAAGTCCAATATCAATACTTTTTAACTTAACCACGGAGTACGAGATTGCTAGATATCGAAATCGAATCTAAATTTCTATCAAATGCAGAAAAAAGAGAAATAAGAAAAGAAAGAAGACGTAACAAAACAGCACCAAAAACAGCCAACATGTCATTAGTCGATATAAATCCAATGACTAAAAATCAAATGTTAGCATTTGACGAATTTGAATTAGATAAAAATTTATTATTAAATGGATGTGCTGGAACTGGAAAAACTTTTATATCATTATATCTTGCTTTAAAAAGCATTGCATCAAATAAAAATGATATTCACAAAGTTACTATTGTAAGATCTATTGTTCCAACAAGAGATGTTGGTTTCTTACCAGGAGATCTTACAAAAAAGACTGATTTATATGAATCGCCATATATGGCTATGTGCAGCGAGTTATTTTCTAGAGGTGATGCTTATGCTATATTAAAGCAAAAAGCAGTTTTAGAGTTCTTACCAACATCATATATTAGAGGCATTACTATAAGCGATTCTATCGTAATTGTAGATGAGATGCAAAATCTAAATTATCATGAGTTGGATTCTATAATAACTCGTATGGGTGAAAATTCTAGAATAATCTTTTGTGGCGATTTTAATCAAAGCGATCTTATTAAGAAAAGTGAAAAAAATGGAATACTTGATTTCATGAAAATTCTTGATAGAATGAAAAGTTTTTCAAGAATTGAATTTATTAAAGATGATATTGTTAGGAGTGGATTAGTTAGAGAGTATATTATAGCAAAAGAAAAAATCTCTCAACACTAAAAAGTATATTGTATAATTTATTAGCAAAACGTGAATTTAAAGAGTTTAAGAGGCACCCTTTGATAGATCGGGTGTCTCTTGTGCCAGAATTGATACGAATTGATGGCGGCGAACATCGGTTATATGAAACTCTAGAAGGAAATAAATATCCTTCTGTTACATCAGTCTTTAGTGTAATTGATAAGCCAGAGATACAGGCCTGGCGAGATAGTATGGGGCACGACGAAGCTGATAAATGGACTCGTAGGGCTGGTAATAAAGGAACTATTCTTCATGATATGTGTGAAAGATATGTTTTAAATACATTAAGAGAAAATCAAGAAGATTACAATTTTATATCAGTAAATAATTTTCTTCCGGTTAAAAAAGTTATCGACAAAGTTATTGATAATATTTTAGCTGTCGAATTGAAAATATATTCAGATAAATTAAAAACGGCTGGCACAGTAGATTTAATAGCTGATGTATATAAAAAATTAGCTGTAGTAGATTATAAAACATCTAATCAATATAAGTATAAAGATCAGTGCTCTACATTTTTTATGCAGGGTGCAGCTTATGCTTTTATGATTAATGAATTATTAGGAACATCAATAGAAGATATATTAATAATTGTCGCTGTAGATGGTGGTGACACTATAGTTCATCATGAAAAAGTAGAAGATCACTTTAAAGAATTTTTGAAAATAAGAGTTGAATTTAAGGAAAAGTTTGGAATATAATAATATGAAAACTGTAAAATTTCAAGTTAAACCTGATGCAGCTATCGCAAAGCCTAATATAGAAATTACAAAATATGTATGCCGTAATGCTGTTAAGTGGCCAGATTTAGTAAACTATTATCTAAATTCTTCGATTGATTATAGAAATATGATAGCGCAAATGATTTTAATAAAGAGGATTTTAAATGAAAATTAATGGAGTATTATCTGCTTCAGACTTTGTAAAAGAAATAGAAGAAATGTCTAAGAAATTAGGAGTTCCATATATTGATGCAGTCATTCATTATTGTGATACTAATAAAATAGAATTAGAAACAGCAGCAGGAATGATTAGACTTTCTAGTCCAATGAAATCTAAAATACAAAATGAAGCAGAAGATTTAAATTTTTTACCAAAAACAACAAGTAAGTTACCAATATGACCTCTGATGCATTTGAAGCTTATCAACAATTCTTGGCTTTACA